ATTCGGGATCATCATATATAAATATAAAAAACACAACTAATAATATTAGAATTGGATCGAGTCAATCAGTTTTAGTTGAAACCGATGCGACTAAAAATACTATATTAGGAAAACAAGCGGGACAAGCAATAACTGAAGCAAGTGAAAATGTTGTTGTAGGTTTTAATGCATCAGCAACATCAACGGTTCAAACTAAAAATGTTATAATTGGTGCAAACGCTATGTCAGATGGTTACGGAGGATCAGATGTAGCTGTGGGGTCAGAAGCTCTACAATATGCAGGTAATCCAACATCTTCACCAGCAACAAATACTGCAACAGGAAGAGTGGCTATAGGTGTAAATGCTTTAGAAGGAACATCATCTGCAAGACATATAGCTATTAACGTTGTTGCGATAGGATCTGGAGCTGGACAATATTCTTCAAGTAACGAAGCAGGAGGTGGAATTTTTATTGGACAAAAAGCGGGAAATCATAGCGTTAATAATCAAACGAAACAAACAGAAGAACAGATAGCAATTGGTGTAAGCGCAATGGAACACTATACAAGTTCTTCTATTGCAATTGGGCCTTACGCCATGAGAGATGTTACGGCTGGAACATCAGTAATATTAGGAGCGGGGCATATAGCTATAGGAAAAAATGCTATGGGTAGCGGAACTGGTAATCCTGAAGTTTCTGGAAGCTACAATATTGCTATTGGTGAGGCATCACAAGATGGGGTTACAAATGTAGTTGCTGACAATATAGCTGTAGGAAGGTCTACGGCAACAAAAGGAACAGGTTCTATTGCAATTGGAGCCACTGCTACTGCGGGTGCAACAGCAGGAACTTCTACTGGTAACATAGCTATTGGTCATCAATCAAACGCTATTGGAGTTATAGAAAATATTGCTATAGGTAAAGGCGCAAACGCTTCTACATTTGCTGGATCTGTCTGCATTGGAGCTTTAGCTACATCAACTGACGCAAATCAATTCGTAGTTGGATCAAGTTCTGTGGCGGTAGGAGCAACAGTAACAGAAACTATAGCGGCTTCAGACACAACATGGTTAGTAAAAATTAATGGGAATGAGTATAAAATTCCTATGTTAGCAATATAAATTAAATTAAATTAAATGAAAGTAGAATTGAATGAAGAATCTATTAAACATATAAACCGCTTACTTAAATCGCTACCTATTAGCTCATTATCTATAGTAGAAGAAATTACGGCTGTATTAAACAAAGGTTTAGTAGAAGAAGAAAATTAAAATGGATATTAGAAAAATTTCTATTGGATCAGACTACAAGTCTGGATCTATGCATTACATTGTAGGTCAGCTTGTTCTTGGTGGCGAATACAAAATACATTTAATACAAGCTAAAGAAGAAACAAGTTCATATAAGCTGTGGGTAGAAAAAAATCAAGAAATTTTTATATGGAAAGAATTTCTTTACACACTACCTATTACTTTAGAATATAATATAAACTTTTAATGAAGTCTATATATTCTTTTATCGTTAAACCTTCTAACGAAAGAAGGTACGATAATATACAAAAGTTAGATAACACAGATTTTATTACAAGTGTATCAGAGGAAGATCATAAGTCAGCAAATAGATTTGCTACTGTAGTTTCTTTGCCTATAAGTTATAGCGGAGAGATTAAAGAAGGAGATACCTTATTAGTTCATCATAATGTTTTTAAATTTTATAACGATATGTATGGAAGAAGAAAAAGTGGTAAAAGTTATTTTAAAGAAGATTTATTTTTTATAGATTCAGATCAGTTTTTTTTATATAAAAAAAAAGACAAATGGAAATCTCATGGTAAATATTGTTTTGTAAAACCTATACTTGTAGAAGATTCTGTTATAACAAAAAACACTAAATACGAACCATTAAAAGGTGTAGTTAAATACTCAAACAAAGATTTAGAATTGTTGGGAGTAAAAGAAGGAGACGTAGTTATATTTACTCCTGAAAGTGAATATGAATTTACTTTAGAAAATGAAGTTTTATACAGAATGTTTACAAATAATATAACAACAATACTTAATGAATAATAAAGAATTAAGATTTGAAATTATTAGTGCAGGAGAAAAAGCTGTTTCTCAATTAATAAAAGTTGCTAAAGAAGATATAATAAAATATGATGCAGATGATCAGTTAGCAGCAGACAAATTAAAAAATGCTGCCGCAACAAAAAAATTATGCATTATGGATGCTTTTGAAATTTTAAAAAGAATAGAAGAAGAAAAAAACTTATTAGAAGGAAACGTAGTAGAAAATAAATCATCAACACCAAAAGGATTTGCAGAGTCAAGATCAAAATAATTTATTTAAGGTTTTAAAAGATTACATTCCTAAAAATGTTATTGCTAATAAAAATCGCGCGCGTACATGGCTGTATGGATATAATGATAAATATGATTTAACAATAATTTCTAAAGATGGAACTATAGGTGAAATATATAACATAAGTGATGTTATTGTAGCGCTTCCTAAGGCACCAAAAGAATTTAAAAATTTTGAAGAAAAAAAAGAAGATCAATGCTGGAATCCTGTATTGATACCTAAACAATTAAAAAGAATACAATCAATATTTCAATGGCATGGAACTCCGGCTAATTTTAAAACAGAATGGGTAGATTATATAGAAACGGAATTTGATCGAAGAGAGCAAGGACATTGGTTTTTAAACAATGGTACGCCAACCTATATAACAGGAACGCATTATATGTATTTACAATGGACTAAAATTGATGTAGGTAATCCAGATTTTAGAGAAGCTAATAGAATATTTTATATATTTTGGGAGGCTTGTAAGGCAGATAAAAGAAGTTTTGGAATGTGTTATTTAAAAATAAGAAGATCTGGGTTTTCTTTTATGAGTTCTTGTGAGGGCGTTAATCAAGCCACCATTACAAGAGATGCAAGAATAGGTATACTATCTAAAACTGGAGCAGATGCTAAAAAAATGTTTACAGATAAAGTTGTTCCTATATCTAATAATTATCCTTTCTTTTTTAAACCAATACAAGACGGTATGGATAAACCTAAAACAGAATTAGCATACAGAGTACCTGCGTCTAAGATTACTAAAAAAAATATGTATGATACTGGAAATGAAGAACTTGACGGCTTAGACACAACTATTGACTGGAAAAATACTTCTGATAATTCTTATGATGGAGAGAAGCTACAATATTTGTTACATGATGAAAGTGGAAAGTGGGAAAGACCAGAAAACATTTTAAATAACTGGAGGGTTACCAAAACTTGTTTAAGATTAGGTAGTAAAATAATTGGAAAATGCATGATGGGTTCAACATCTAATGCTTTAGACAAAGGAGGTGCAAATTTTAAAAAATTGTTTGAAGATTCAGACGCTTCAAAAAGAAATCAAAACGGACAAACTAAGTCAGGTTTATATAATTTATTTATTCCAATGGAATGGAATTTTGAAGGATATATTGACAAGTATGGTATGCCTATATTAACTACTCCTGAAAAACCTATTGTGGGAATAGATGGTGAAGATGTAAAAATAGGAGCAATTGATTATTGGGAAAACGAAGTAAATTCTTTAAGTTCTGACGCAGACGCATTAAATGAATTTTACAGACAATTTCCAAGAACAGAATCTCATGCTTTTAGAGACGAATCAAAACAATCATTATTTAATTTAACAAAAATATATCAACAAATAGATTACAATGATTCGTGCATACTAAGTCATCATGTAACGCGCGGATCTTTTCATTGGGAAAACGGAATAAAAGACAGTACAGTTATATTTAGCCCAAATAAAAGTGGAAGATTTTTAGTAACTTGGACTCCAGAAAAAAATTTACAAAACAAATATGTTACAAAGTTAGGAAAAAAGTTTCCTGGGAATGAACATATTGGATCTTTTGGTTGTGACTCGTATGATATTTCAGGAGTTGTTGTAGGTAAGGGGTCAAATGGAGCTTTACATGGATTAACAAAATTCAATATGGATAACGCTCCGTCAAATGAATTTTTTTTAGAATATGTAGCAAGACCTCAAACCGCAGAAATATTTTTTGAAGAAGTATTAATGGCGTGTATTTTTTATGGTATGCCCATATTGTGTGAGAATAACAAACCTCGTTTGTTGTATCATTTTAAAAACAGAGGATATAGAGGGTATTGCATGAATAGACCAGACAAAAGATTTAATAAATTATCTAAAACTGAAAAAGAATTAGGAGGTATACCTAACTCTTCAGAAGATGTAAAGCAATCTCATGCAGCGGCAATTGAATCTTACATAGAAAAACACATAGGTTTAGACTTTGAAGGAACTTACAGAGACGCTGAAGTTATGGGAACAATGTATTTTCAAAGAACATTAGAAGATTGGGCAAAGTTTGATATAAACAACAGAACAAGGTTTGATGCCAGTATTAGCACAGGATTAGCAATTATGGCTAATCAAAAACACCTGTATACTCCGACTGTAGAAAAATCAAAAATAAGTGTTAACTTTGCAAGATATAACAATAAAAGTTCCATAAGTCAAATAATAAGATAAATGAAAGGAGTTACAATAGACATAAAATCTACTGCTTTTCCTGATCAATTTGTACCTGATTCAAAAAAGAAGACAAAAGAGTACGGTTTACAGATAGGACAAGCAATACAGTACGAGTGGTTTAGAAAAGGAGCTGGTTATAATAGCTGTAGATTTTACGATCAATGGTCAGAATTTAATCGTTTAAGATTGTATGCAAGAGGCGAGCAATCAATAGCAAAATATAAAAATGAATTAGCTGTTGATGGAGATTTAAGTTATTTAAATTTAGACTGGACTCCTATTCCTGTTATTCCAAAGTTTGTAGATATAGTTGTAAACGGAATGAGTGATAGACTCTTTAAAATAAAGACGTATGCTCAAGATGCAATGTCAGCAGAAAAAAGAGGAGAGTTTCAAAAATTAGTAGAAACAAATGTAATTGCAAAAGATTTATTTAAACAAATAGAAGCAGATTTTGAATTAGATGTTTTTCAGGTTGATCCAGAAGGGTTGCCAGAAACAGATTTAGAGATGGAACTTTATATGCAGATGAATTATAAGCCTGCTGTAGAGATAGCAAATGAATGTGCTATAAATACAATATTAGACGCAAATCATTATCAGCAAACAAGAAAAAGATGCGATCTTGATTTAACCACTTTAGGAATAGGTGTTTGTAAACATGAGTTTCAGTTAGGCGATGGAGTAAAAGTAAATTATGTAGATCCGGCTAACGTTGTATATAGTTATACAGAAGATCCTCACTTTAAAGATTGTTTTTATTGGGGTGAAATAAAAACTATACCCATAGGAGAATTGTTAAAAATTAAACCAGACTTAACTCAATCTGATTTAGAAGAAATATCTCAATATAGTCAAGCTTGGTATCAGTATTTTAATGTAGCTGCTATGTATGAAAATAGTTTGTTTTATAAAGACACTGTAACTTTATTATATTATAATTATAAATCTACTAATAGTTTTGTTTATAAGAAAAAAGAAACGTCTTCAGGAAATTATAAAACTGTAGAAAAAGACGATGAATTTAATCCGCCGCCAGAAATGATGGAGGAAGGAAAGTTTGAAAGAGTAGAAAAAAGAATTGATGTTTGGTATGATGGAGTAATGGTCATGGGAACCAACATTGTATTAAAATGGGAGTTAGCAAAAAACATGGTAAGGCCTCAATCAGCAAGTCAATACGCTATGCCTAATTATGTAGCAACTGCACCAAGAATGTATAAGGGAGTTATAGAATCTTTAGTTAGAAGAATGATACCTTTTACAGACTTAATACAAATGACTCATTTAAAGTTACAACAAGTAATAACTAAAGTTGTTCCTGACGGAGTATTTATAGATGCAGACGGTTTAAACGAAGTAGATTTAGGTACAGGTAATGCTTATGATCCAGCAGATGCTTTGCGTTTATATTTTCAAACAGGTAGTGTTATAGGAAGGAGTTATACTCAAGACGGTGAATTTAACAATGCACGAGTTCCTATTCAGCAATTAACATCTAATAGTGGGGCTAATAAAATGCAAATGTTAATTGGTAACTATAATCATTATATGAATATGATTAGATCAGTTACGGGATTAAACGAAGCAAGAGATGGTAGTACTCCTGATCCAAATGCTTTAGTTGGTGTTCAGAAGTTAGCGGCTTTAAATTCTAATACCGCAACAAGACATATATTAGAAGGAAGTTTATATCTAACACAAACATTAGCTGAAGCTTTGTCTATAAGAACGGCAGATGTTTTAGAGTATTCTGATTTTGCTAATGAGTTTGCAATGCAAATTGGAAAATATAATGTTGGAATTTTAGACGATATTAAAAATTTATATCTGTATGACTTTGGGATATTTGTAGAAGTATCGCCAGACGAAGAAGAGCAAGCTGTATTAGAACAAAATATTCAAATGGCACTTTCAAAAGGAGGTATAGACTTAGAAGACGCAATTGACATAAGAGAAATAAGAAATCTTAAGATGGCTAACCAGTTGTTAAAGGTTAAGAGAAAGCAAAAACAAAAGCAAATGATGGAGCAAAAAGCTCAAGAAATGCAAATGCAACAACAGAACAATATGCAATCTCAACAAATGGCAGCTCAATTTGCAATGCAAAAAATACAAGCAGAAACACAATCTTCTATGGCTATAAAGCAAGCTGAAGTAGGTTTTGATATAGAAAAGTTAAAAAATGAAGCTGCATTAAAAGAACAATTAATGCAAACAGAATTTCAAATGCAAATGTCATTAAAAGGATTAGAACAATCTCAAATAGACGCAAGAGAACAAAACAGAGAAAAATCAAAGAATCAAAGAATTAGTCAGCAATCATCTGAGCAATCAAGATTGATTGATCAAAGAAAAAACAATTTACCGCCAATAAAGTTTGAATCAAATGAAGACAGTTTGGACGGATTTGATTTGGCGGAGTTTAATCCCAGATAAGCTTAAAAAACTTACTGGATAATTACTAACTTTGTACAAATTAAATTAAATAAAATGGATAATATTAAAGTAAGAGAAGTAACTAAGGAGACAAAGTCTACTCAGGAATTAGAAAAAGAACTTTTAGACAATCATGAAGAAAAGTTTGAAAAGACGGAAGATTCTAATGAAAAAGTAGATGTAGTAAAACAAGAAACATTACCAGAGACTCCAGAAGTGGATGAGGTAAAAAAAGAAGAAACTCCATCGTCAGAGTTAAATGACGAAGACGTTCTTTCATATATTAAAAATAGATATGACAAAGATATATCATCAGTAGATGATTTGTTTGCGCAAACAAAAGACAATGACGAATTACCTGAAGATGTTTCAGCATATCTTAATTTTAAAAAAGAGACCGGTCGAGGTATAGAAGACTTTTATAAACTACAAAAGGATTACGATACCATGGATGACGAACTTCTTTTAGCTGATTATTACGGACAAACTGAAGAAGGTTTGGACGCTATTGATATTCAAGATTTAATGGACGATAAGTTTTCATACGATGAAGACTTAGATGACGAAAGATCTGTGAAGAAAATAAAATTATCTAAAAAAAGAGAACTTGCGAAAGCAAAAAAGTATTTCAATGAACAAAAAGGAAAATATAAAATCCCTCTTGAGTCAAGTGGGGATGGGTTATCTGGCGAGGACAAAGAAACTTTAAATGCTTATAAGAGTTACATAGAGGAGTCTACCAATGCGCAGGAAGTAAATAAAAAGAAGTACAACTGGTTCCTTAAGAAAACTGATGAGGTTTTTAATAATGAGTTCAAAGGTTTTGAGTTCAATTTAGGGGAGCAAAGTTTTACATACAAACCTGGAGATGCAGCTGAATTAAAAAATGTTCAATCTGATGTTAATAATTTTGTAAATAAATTTACTGACAAAGATGGACTAATAAAAGATGCTAAAGGTTATCATAAATCTTTAGCTATAGCTATGAATCCAGAAAAGTTTGCTCAATTTTTTTATGACCAAGGAGTCTCTAATGCCGTAGATAATGTTACTAAAAAATCAAAGAACATTGATATGGATATTAGACAAGCTTCGCAAGGCGTTTCTAAAGATGGCTTAAAAATAAGAGCTGTTGGTGATACGAGCAGTGGAAGAGGACTCAAAATTAGAAGTATAAAAAAAGTATAAATATTAAAAAAAAATAATAAATTATGTCAGTACAAGCAACCCCCGGATTTGATTTGCAGCCAAGCGCGCAACAACAAGTCCTTTCAACAAACTACATAACTAACTTTGATTTTTTAAATCAGTATCTACCAGATACTTATGAAAAAGAATTTGAGCGTTATGGAAATAGAACGATAGCATCTTTCCTAAGAATGGTAGGTGCAGAAATGCCAACTAACTCAGATATGATCAAGTGGGCAGAACAAGGAAGATTACATACAAAATACACTAATGTAACTTCAAATGTTGCTGCGATTAACTCGTTAGCTATATTAACAATTAATGATGTGTTTAATCCTTTACTTAATGCTGGAACAACTACTGCTGCATTAAGAGTAGGTCAAACTATCATGTTATCAGACAACACACCAGGTTCAACAAACACTAACAAAGGTGTTATTGTAACTGGGCCTGGAGGAACTACTGCTGCAAACGTAGTTTTAACTGGTAGTCAAATAGAAGTAGCATACTACGAAGTAACTCAAGCAATGGGTGCTGGTGTAGCTTGTACTCTATTTATATATGGATCTGAATTTGCAAAAGGTACTAATGGTATGCAAGGATCTTTAGAAGCAGACGATTTCTTCTTTCAAAATAAACCAATTATTTTAAAAGACAAGTATTCTGTATCTGGATCTGATATGGCACAAATCGGTTGGGTAGAAGTACAAACTGAAAATGGTGCTAATGGTTACCTATGGTATCTAAAATCAGAGCATGAAACAAGATTACGTTTTGAAGATTACATGGAAACAGCAATGATTGAAGCTGTACCTGCGGCAAATACGTCTCAAGCACAGATTGCGCTTGTAACTGGAACGCCACAGACAAATGATGATCAAGCTGGTTCTGAAGGAATCTTTTATGTAGTAAACCAAAGAGGTAATGTTTGGGGAGGAGGAAATCCAACTACTTTAGCTGGTTTTGATTCTGTTATCCAAAGATTAGACAAGCAAGGTGCTATTGAAGAAAATGTAATTTTTGTAAATAGAAACTTCTCGTTTGATATTGATGATATGTTAGCTGCACAAAATTCTTACGGAATGGGTGGAACTTCATATGGTCTATTTGATAACGATAAGGACATGGCTTTAAATTTAGGATTTACAGGATTTAGAAGAGGTTACGATTTCTATAAATCAGACTGGAAATACCTAAACGATCCTACAATGAGAGGAGGTTTGGTAGCTGGTCAAGTTAATGGACTTTTAGTTCCTGCTGGATCAACTTCTGTTTATGACCAAATCTTAGGTAAGAACGCAAAAAGACCATTCTTACATGTTAGATACAGAGCTTCAGAAACTGAAGACAGACGTTACAAAACTTGGATTACTGGTTCTGCTGGTGGTGCAAGAACATCTGATCTTGATGCAATGGAAGTTAACTTCTTATCTGAAAGAGCAGTATGTACTTTAGGTGCAAACAATTTCTTCTTATTTCAGTCATAAGTAGTAAGTAGTAAACTTTAGAAGGGGAGGAAATAAACCTCCTCCCCTTTTATTTAAATTATAATTAAATTAAAATAAAATACAATGAATAAAATACAAAAGTATACGAATAAGTCGTATAGACTATTAAAAGGAATGTCTCCTTTATCTTACACAATCCCCTCAAGAAACAGTTCAAGATCTCCACTACTATGGTTTGACGAAGACAAAGGTATTAACAGACCTTTGCGTTATGCAAGAAATCAAAAAAGCCCATTTGAAGATGAGCAAGATGGTAATGCAATATTAGAACCTGTAGTTTTTGAAGATGGTATGTTAACAGTAGACAGGAACAATCAAGTTTTACAACAATTTTTACATCACCATCCACAAAACGGAATGGTCTTTGAGGAAATAAACAGAGAATATGATGCATCTAAAGAATTAGAAGATGCTCAAGTAGAGTTAAATGCACAAGTCTTAGCTATGGAATTACCATTAGACAAAATGATTACTGTATGTAGAGTATTCATAGGTAATGCAGTTGACAAAATGACAACTCCAGAGTTAAAAAGAGATTTATTAATGTACGCAAGAAACAGGCCAGAAGAGTTAATGGATATAATTAATGATCCTATGTTGGAGTTACAGGATACTATTATGGGATTCTTTGAAGCTAATCTTTTAAAATTTGCCAAAGGCAGCAAAGAAGTTTGGTATAATATTAAATCTAATAAAAAGAAAATGTTAAACGTACCTCACAATACTGATCCTTACTATATTATAGGAACTTACTTGCAGTCAGATGATGGTATAGAAATGTTTAAACTACTAAAGAACACCTTGAAAAAAGAAAAATAGATTAACTATCTTTGTTCTTTATTAACCCATTAAAACCTTTTTATAAAATGGAAAAATTTCTTTTAATCACAAATGCGCCTAAGTCAAGTCAGTTGATTAGCCTTAGTCGTTTAAAAACAGTAACAACAGCAGCAGGTGGTGCTGGAACTACTGTTGCATTAACATATTCAGACGCAACAGTTACTACGGTAACAACAATTGCTCAAACGGATTTTAACGTATATGACGCTATTATAGATGCGATGGAACAAGCATTAGCAACAAGCTGGCAAAAATCTCAGTTTCCAGTTGCATTGCCTTTAGCTCCAACAGGAATAGCAAACGCTTAAGCTTATGAGTGCTAAATATTTAGACATACCAATAAATACTATTGTAGAAACAGGGGTCGTTTCTCAAATAATACCAGCAAGCGCTTCACTACCTATTGTAGCAGGAAATAATGCAGCTGCAGCTGTCTCAGGACAATTAAACGATGCTACGGCAGCTTTTACTACTGATGGAGTTCTTCCGGGCAATATATTATATAACGTTACTGATGGTACTCAAGTAACTATTACAGGAGTTACACAGCAACGATTATCTTTCACAGGAAATGTATTTCCAGGCGGAGGAGAATTATATGGTGTTCGTGTATTAAAACAGTTGGATGCTACAGGTACACTATTTGTAACTCGTGGAGTTGCAGTTGGAGATATTGTTAAGAATACAACTGCTGGAACAGCGACTACTGTAGCTTCTGTAATTAGCGACTCAAAATTAACATTAGTGCTTGATATATTTAACAGCGCAACTTTGTTTGATGATAATTTTACTATTGAAGTTCCTGCTAATGTAGTTTATCAATTTGGTCAAAACTTTTTGACTACTATTTCTGTAGGTGATGTGTATGAAAATACAACTCAAAACTTTAGCGAAATAGTTACTTCAATTATTAGTAACACCAGATTTCAATGTGGCCCTTCAGTTGGAGCTATCGGAGACGCTTATAATGTTTTTGATTCAACAATAGCTTCAAGTTATTTAATTTTAATGGATCAAATAGTTTTAGTTGATAGAGTTGATTCAGAACGAACTAAAATTATTTTAAACACTAATGTTACTCCTACGTTAACAATAGACCATTCAGACCAAGGAACAGGACGTGCGGTAGCTATAGCAATTCAAAATACTATGAAGAGAGGATTTATAGGTGTAAACCTACCTGAACCTCCAGGGCCATCAGCTGCAAGAGTGCAGATGCCTATTTTTGAAGGTTCTGTTGTTACAGTAGAAAGCGTAACACTATCGTAAGCTAATATTACAATTTTAAGAGAGGCTACAAAAAAAGTAGCCTCTTTTTTTTTGTTATATTTGTAAATAATTAAAAAGTATTTTCTATGGCAATGATTAATGATGTTAGGAATACGGTATTAGCGATTATTAACAAGAATAATTACGGCTATTTATCTCCGCAAGATTTTAATCTGTACGCTCAACAAGCACAGATGGATCTTTTTGAAGATTATTTTTATCAATACAATCAATGGATTAACAGAGAAAATGTTAGACAATCCGGAACCGGGTATGCTGATATTGTTAAAAGTTTAGAAGAAGTAATAGATTTTTTTTCAGTAGAAGTTTTTTTAACAGGAGGTACTGCTAACACATGGACATTACCTGCTGATTATTATTTGGTAAATAAACTTTTTTATTACCCAAAAATATTAACATTAGGAACAACAACAGCAGCAGGTGTAAATCAATTAATAGATTTAAACGCCAGTCCTATTTTTTCAAATGGATCTGTAACACCAACATATCCTGTAGCTGGAAGTATAGTGGTTAATACCTCTACGTTGTCTCAATCTTTTGTGACTACTGTTGCTAATGCTACAACTTTAAATTTAACGTCAGATATATTTACAACCTTAGGGGACACATATAGTATTTACAGCGCTAATAATATAACTGAAGTAGAAAGAGTTAGTCAAAAGAAAATATTTTATTTAACAAGTTCTACATTAACATCTCCTACAAAACAATTTCCAGCTTATGTATTAGGAGGCAATACAGTAAGCGTTTATCCTACGTCTATACAGGCGTCAGGAGATATAAAAGCTCAATACATAAGATACCCTAAACCTCCTTCTTGGACTTATGTATCTTTATCATTAGGTGAGCCAACGTTTTATCAGTCATCATCAACGTTTCAAGACTTTGAATTACCTTTGTCAGATGAGCCAGGGTTAATAGCAAAAATATGTCAGTATGTAGGTATAGAAATTAGAGAAAAAGATGTCTATAATTTTGGACAAACAGAAGAAGTAAGTAACAACCAAATACAAACATAACATGGCGTATATTACTGATTATTTATATTACGAAAACAATGGCGCAAGCCCAAATGATGAAAACTGGGGTTCATATCAGTATGTTTCTTTAGAAGACATTGTATCTAATTTTATGTTAATGTATCAAGGTAATAATGAGATACTTAACAACATAGAAAGGTATCAAGTTATATTTCATGCAAAGAGAGGTATACAGGAATTAAATTATGACGCCATGAAGGTTATAAAAATTCTTCAGTTGACCGTAGATTCTCAAATAAGATTTGTATTACCTCAAGATTATGTTAATTATGTAAGAATTTCTTTATTTGAAAATAACACTTTATTTCCATTGGTAGAAAATATTCAGACTATGTGGAGTGGAGCTTATTTGCAAGACAATCAAGCAAATATATTGTTTGATATAGCAGGTAATGTTTTAAAACCTGAAAATTCAAAAGTAGATTTAGCAAGAATAGCAGGTGGTATGCAAACATTGTATTTAGGGCCAGGGCCATATAATAATACAATGGGATATTGTTGTGATGGAGATTGGTATTTTCAATACGGTATAGGCGCACAATTTGGCTTAAACACAGAAACAGCAAATGTTAATCCAACATTTACTATAAACAGAGAAACAGGAGTAATATATTTTAGTTCTGGAATGTCAGGAAAATCAGTTGTATTAGAATATGTATCTGATGGTATGGAAAATGGAGACGATTCAAAAATAAGCGTAAATAAAATGTTTGAAGAATTTATATATGCTTATATTAGATTTTCATTATTAAACAGTAAGTTTGGAGTGCAAGAATATATAGTTAGTAGAGCCAGAAAAGATAAATCTTCTTTATTAAGAAATGCTAAAATAAGATTAAGTAACATTCATCCAAGTAGGCTTTTAATGAACTTAAGAGGCCAAGACAAATGGATAAAGTAATATGGCAGATATTAACACAAATTTTATAGCGGGTAAAATGAATAAAAGCGTTGATGAACGCTTAATGCCTCCCGGAGAATATGTAGACGCTTTAAATGTAAGACTTGGATCAACTGAAACTACAGAGATAGGAGCTGTAGAAAACTCAAAAGGAAACACCCAAATTACAAATATTCTTTACAAAAATGAAAGAATGGTTAACGCTATTTGCATAGGTGCATATGCAGATGGTATAAATCAAAATATGTATTGGTTTCTTCATGATCCACTAAACGGAAACTCACTGTCAGGAAAAGTAGATATGATTCTTTCTTATAATGCGTCTACAAATGCTACTAAATATATAGTTATATCTGAAAATGTTTTAAATTTTAATTCTTTATATTTAATTACAGGAGTAAATTTAATAGGAGATTTGTTATTTTTTACAGACAATTTTAACCCTCCAAGATCAGTTAATATAAACAGAGACTATGGCTATCCAACAACTACAGATGGTTTTGTAGAAGAAGATATAAGTTTAATAGTAAAACCGCCAGGATTTGGTCAATACACAAATAATTTAGTTTTACCTCCTCAAACAGAATTTATATTACCAGCTCCTAAATTAGCTTTATTTCAAACACCTTCTCAAGAAGAGAATTATATAAAAGATAAATTTTTATGTTTTGCTTATCGTTTTAAATATTTAGATGGTCAATATAGTGCTACTTCTTTGTATACAACTCCCGCTTTTGAACCAAGTGAATTTTCATTAGATTATGATACTTTAACTAATGCTGGGATGGAAAATAAATTTAATACTATTGAAATAACATTTAGCACAGGCCCAAAAAACGTAATAGGTATAGATCTTCTATATAAAGAGTCAGGAAAGAGTACAATATTTTTAATAGAAAAATATAATAAATCAGAAGAAGGTTGGGCAGATGATTCTTTTAGAAGTATTAATTTTGGAAAAAGAAAAGTATATACTTTACTTGGAGAAGATGAATTACTAAGAACATTTGATAATGTACCCTTAGTTGCTCAAGCACAAACAGTAATGGGTAACAGGGTTATGTTTGGTAATTATATAGATGGACGTGATATGGTAGACGCAGACGGACTACCTGTAGCAGTTGATTACACTGTTGGAGTGCAAACATTTAACGATGAATATGTTGTGTTAAAAAACCCTACAAGAATTGCTGGCTCACAAAATTGGAATATTAGTGCAACCCAGTTTCAATCTACCTTAGGCTTTAATACGTTTTATGCAAACGAAACACAATTAGGAGGTAATGTTTATAACACATCTGACACTATAATTATAGGAACGTCATTTAGTTGGGAAATACAAATAAGAACAACTGGAACCGAATCTATAACTCAGAATGTACCTAACTTTCCAACAGCAGGTCAATATAGTTCTTCAACAGCTTTTGAGCCTATTTTTATAAATTTTGAATTTACAACACAAAACAGTTATAATTCTATAAACACAATGTTAAATAGCTCAGAGTTTTCTGACGCAGTAGGTGTTACAAATTTTCAGCCAATAACAAATTCTAACAATGGGAACACTTTAACAGATAGATTTAATTCAGTTATTATACCTCCAGGCCCTAATAATCAAGGTAAAACCTCAAATGGTGCAACGTTTATTCAAACAGAACACAGTTTAACAGGTATAACTTCGTCAACAATAAGTGAAGGATGGGGGTTAGTAGTAACTGGCGATACATTTGAATTAAAAGTACCGGCAGTAGAGTATACATTTACAGATCTTACTACAAATTTAGTAAGTAGATATTATGAATACTTTCAAACTGTAAGCAACGGTATAACTGGAACTTTAGATACATTACCAAATCGATTAAGTTTACATAGTAACAGAGACTATAGTGTTGGAATAATATATATGGATGAGTATGGAAGATCTTCTACAGTTTTAACTAATACAGACGACACAGTTCATATACCTACAAGCGGAGCTGGATTTGTAAACAGATTACAAGTTTCTATAAGTAATCCTCCTCCAGTATGGGCTACAAGATATAAGTTTGCTATAAAGCCTTCAGCTACAACATATGACACTATATATATTACAACTTACACAAGAGATTTTTTTGATCCCGCTTTATTTTGGTTTAGGTTAATAGGACAAGATCAGGCATTGGTTTCCGCTGGAGACACCTTGATCGTAAAGATGGAAAACTTTTTTGTTTTTCCAAGTTTAGTAACTCTTGAAGTATTAGAGGTGGAGGTTAAGGGCAGGGGAGAGATTGATGGTGTACTTAATAATTTAGGTAATAGTTTGCCAGGATTATATTTTTCTGCAAAACCATCTGGATTTAATCCATCAAATAATACTGAAATATACGCTTATAACACAGTTTCAGTAAAACAAAATAAAGCTAATTGTGGGACAAACCCAGAGGCAGACCAACAAGCAGTATACCCGGTTCATTCTAATGCAACGGGCAGTGGAACTCAAATAAACTACCAAATAAAACAAGGCTCTGTAATACAGTTTGACATGAAAATTACAAGAAGTCCTTACAATGGAGGTTTAAACCCAGGAGATCCAGATGATAATAAATCAGTAGATTGGGCGTGGAAACAAGAATATATATCTAACAGTTTGTATAATAATTTTTACGATTGGTTTGTAGGAGATCAAATTGCAAGTTTTATACAAGGAACGAAAGATGCAGGACAACTACAACTGACAGGTCATTTTGAACCTACTATAGCAAATTTTCTTCAAGATTGTAACATTCCTGGAGGTTGTAATAATTATTCTGTTCAGTTTTTAGAAGATTCCGCAGGTCTTCTTTCTTTAGTTTTAAGTTCAGGAGTAAAAAGAGGAGGCCCTGGTTTTGATAAGCGTCCTGCAAGAGCAAGTGTAGAAATAACTGTAATTATTAATGGTGCAGTTTTAGTATTAGAAACAGATCCAGCTCCAGCCGATCCTAATATATACTATGAGGGTTCTCAAAACTTTAACATTGGTTTTGATTCTACTCAAAATAAAACAATACATTTTACAAACAAAACAAATCAAAATTTATTATTAAACCTACCGGGTATTTGTGATGTAACTTTTGGTAATTGTTACGGATTTGGAAATGGAGTAGAAAGTTATAAAATATTAGATGAAGCTGCAAAACCTCAATTTTCAATAGGAGAAAGAGCAAGCGCAGTATCAGTTCTTCCTTACAAACAAGCTAATAGAGTTGCTTCTATTACCTATAGCGGTGTTTATAATGGTGAAACAAATTTAAATAATAGTAATGAATTTAATTTAGCTTTAGCAAATTTTAGAGATTTTGAAATAGTATATGGCCCTATTATGAAACTTTATTCTCGTGAAACAGATGTATTAATTTTACAAGAAGATAAAATTTCTTATGTATTGGCTGGTAAAAATTTATTGTCTGATGCCGCAGGAGGAGGTGCAATTACCTCAATACCAGAGGTTTTAGGAACACAAATAGCTCGTATAGAAGAATACGGAATAAGTTTTAACCCAGAAAGTTTTGCAAGTTTTGGAAGGAATATATATTTTACAGACACTAAAAGAAATAGTGTTATAAAATTATCTTCAGGAGCAAAAGGAGATGCTATAGAGATTGTTTCTGATTTAGGAATGAGATCTTATTTTAGAGATAATTTTTCTGCTCAAATTGATACTCAAAAGTTAGGGGGCTACGATCCTTACATGGATGAGTATGTTTTAAACAACAATCCAAGTTCTGTTGTTCAAGGCGCTGAAAATTTAGAATGTGGAACTTTGGTTTCACAAACAAATGCTATTGATTTGTATGAGGTTACTGTAAACATAGGAGCTATTATTGGTATTGTAACATTAGATTATTTATTAGCAGCTGGTTCTCCAGATATACAAATAACATATACTTGGAATGGAGTTAATACTAATAATGTAACTGATGGTACTACGACAAGCGCTGGTACTGGAGTTTTAACAGACACTACCGCAAACTTTTCAAATATTGATATAGGAAATGGTGTGTTTAATACCTCTTCAGGTACTTCTCCTACTCCAAGAACAACTGTTTTAGCTGTTATTAGTGCAACAGAGCTATCACTGGCTAATCCAAATTTTGTTTTAAATAGTGGAGACGGTTATTTAATAACAAAAAGAGTTACTCCTGTAATAACTACTGTCTTAGTTAGCGGATCTAACCCTGGAGGATCTATAAGTCTTAATAAATCTAATTTGTACCCTACAACAATAAATTTAAAAGTAGCAAGAGCTTTGTCAACAAGTACTGATCCTTTGTCTTATCAAATAACTCCTAATTGTGCTATTGCTCCTGCTGGATCAATAACTCAAATAGTATTGACTTCTCCGCAACAATCAGGAAAAGAATTACATTATGAATATCAATGGAATGATGGTACTTTTTTTAGTCCTGTTGAATCAAATTTAGTAAGAGCAAAATCTAACCCATTACAAAGTGTTTCAGCTTTTGATCAAACCAATGGATTTCAATCTCAAGGAATGATTCCTTATCTAAATGCAAGTCATTTAATAAGGTCAAATAAATTAAATACTGATGATTTAATTTTTAATGAAAACGAAAACAAATTTTATATTTTTGCTCAAGGTAATCCTATGTATGCACCAGGAGCAACAGGAACATCAAATGACTTTAATGTAACTAAGTTAGCAGGGAAATCACCTCGTACTCCTATCCAAAATCCCCAAACAGGTCTTTTTCAAGCTACAAGACTTAATTACGGAATGGGAACTGCTTTGCCAAACTTAATTCTTGTAACAGACTTAAGGGATTATTCATATGTAAAAATGGGTTATGATGCAACTTCTTCATCAGCAGCTTGTAATGTTGTTTTAAATTGCAATCCAGTATTAACTACTGCAAGAGAAACATCAAGTTATAATGCTTGTCAATTAAGCGCTATAAACATTACTCGTTATACAAATGCTATATCAGCAGCAAATATTACTATTGGAGATATTTTATATCAAAACAGCCCTTGCAATTCTAATACAACTAATTGGACTGATGCAGGTTTTTATAAAATTTCAGGAAGTACAAATGGAAGAGTTCTTAGAGTTGGGAACGATGGTTTAATAATTCAAATAACAAATTGTTAATATGGCAGTAGCAATAAATAGATATTTTGACGGCAATAACTTTTGTCAAGCCACAGCTATATTTACAGATGATAAACTTAGTATATTTGCCCCTACAGGGTATTATTCTTTTGATGGATATGTAAGATATTGGGATTCGGTTACACAAATTTTAGACAGCTGTTCTGTATGCCCTTAAATAATTAATATTATGTCAACAAACGAAACATTATCATATAGCGATGGGGCTAAAGGCTGGCCTTCTTTTTATTCATTCTTGCCAGAATTTATGATGGGAATGAATAGTTTTTTTTATACGTTTAAAAACGGAAACTTGTACAGACATAATACAAATGAAAAAAGAAATGTATATTATGATGTAGAGTATAATTCTAAAATTACAGGAGTATTTAACACTTCTCCTTTAGAGATTAAATTGTTTAAAACAATGTCTTTTGAAAGTGATGCATCTTGGAAAGTTACATCTTTAGTTACCGATCTAAGTACAGGAAGTATGTTAAGTACTTTTTTTGAGCAAAAAGAAGGGGAATGGTTTTCTTTTATAAGACAAAATGCTTCTACTATTAATTTTAAATTGAGATCGGCTCATGGAATTGGAGACATACTTACTGATCCAACTTTAGCGACAGGTACAAATTTATATTTATATAGTTTTGCTAATCCTATAGGGAATATGATAGATGAGGGAGACTCTGTTTTTAAAACTTCAAACCCAGGGACAGACGCACCAATTAAAACAGGTGTGGTTTCAAGCGTCAATAACACATTAAACACTGTTACTGTAGATATAACAGGATTTATTCAATCCGTAGTAGCAGATGACTATATACTATATTACAAAAATGTTGTAGCTGAATCGCAAGGAGCAAGAGGATATTTTATGCAATTTACTTTAGAAAATGACAACCTAACTCCAGTTGAGTTATTTTCCGTAGGGAGTAGCGTGATGAAAAGTTATCCATAGATTTTATTATCTTTGCAGTAATGTCATTTAATATACTACCTCTTACTTCTAAAGACTATGATAATTTTTTAGTAGGGTGGTGGAAAGAGTGGAGATGGACTCCGCCAAAAAAAGATTTTTTACCTGAAACGGGTTTTATGGTTTATTATAATGACAAACCAATTTGTGCAGGGTATATGTATATTACAAATTCTAATGTAGTTTTATTAGAATGGATTATATCTGATTTTAAATTTAAAAATAAAAAAATCAGAAAAGAAGCGCTACTGATGTTAATACAATTTATTACTTCTTTAGCCGCAGGAACAGGTAAAAAGTATGTTTATTCTATACTAAAAAGTAAAAGTTTAGTAGATTTATATTCAGAAATTGGCTATGTAAAAGGTGATGATAACGGAAAAGAAATGATTAAAATATTATAATATGGCAATAGGAACAGCAGTAGCAATTGGTGCCGGAATTAAACTTGTAGGTGCGGTAGGAAGCTTTCAACAAGCGGCTCAAGTTAAAGATCTTCAAGAGACAGCTGATAGGCAAGCGACTGATTATTTACAAAAAGCAAGTGACACAATAAATAAAGATTATTACGCAAAATTAAAAGTTCCTATGGAAGCTTATGATGCTGAACTATTAAGTAATTTACAAGCAACCACTACTGCTGTAGAGGCTTTGTCAGAAGCGGGGTCAAGAGAGCTTATAGGTGGCGTTGGGAAATTAGCATCTGTTCAGGCAAAAGCAAATGAATCTGCCAGATTAATGCAACAAAAAGAATTATTTGCTTTAGATAAATTTAAAGCAGACGCTGAAGACAGTATGAATCAACAGCAATTAGCTCTTCAAGTGGCTGGGGAGCAGGATAAACAAAAAAGAGATATAGAGTTTCAAGAACAAAGAGCATCTTTACAAAAGCAGGGAATATCTCAATTAGCATCAATGGCAACTACTATTGCGGGAGGATTGGATGATCAAAAACTATCAAAGCAAGACAAGCAATTAAAAGGTTTATTAGAAGAAAATAATATTAGTGCAAAACTTTATGCGGCAGATCCAGAAAAATACTCATATATATTTGATCAACCCGCTATAACGTTAAAAGACACCCCTTTGATGACACCAAAATCAGGGCCACAAAATGCTAAATATTTAACAGATGATTTGTTGAATACTAAGGCTGTGCCATCAAGACAACAAGGCCCAATAAATGAAGCTTTAAAATTAAATGTAAATCCTTCACTATTTTCACCGGAAAACTCTTTCATGATGCCTAAGCCTCAAGGTTTATTAGGCTTAGGTCTTAGTGGTAAAGGATACCAAAACCCACAAAGTGCTTTTGGAAATCAAGGGTATATGGGATTTCAGTTAAATCAATTTCTAAACCCAGAAGATCCTGCTTATTCAAATCTTTTTGGAAACAATAGCAGCAGAATGAGCATGGATGAGTTATTAATAAAATATGGAATAGGTAAATAATAATAATGGCTAAAAAAGAAATAAATTTTTCTACTTATGCTAAAAGAGATTTAGCTAAAAGTACTATTGATTGGAGTGAAATATCTAAAAGTTTAACTGACGACCTTACAAAAATACAGGAAGATAGGGTAAAAAGAAGAACCGATATAGATGATGATACTATTCAAACTACAAATACTCTAACAACATTAGAAGAGTATGATAATGCAGACTTAGGAACTCTTGCTTTAGGAATGTCTAACCAATCGGCTCAGTTTCTTAGTGTTCAAGCAGATTTACAAAAAAGAGGTTTAATATCAGCAACAGACCTGGCTCAAGGGAAGCAAAGAGTTTTAGCAGATTGGAAACAATTTAGCAACATAACAAAGCAGTGGAACACAGATTACGCTGAATATGTAAAACGTTTGGATAGTGGTGAGGCATCTTCTTTAGAGGAATGGCTGAATGAACAAAATGTTGCTTTTGGAAATTTACAAAACATATCTGGTTATGTTAATCCAGAAACAGGTAGGCTATCTTTAGTAGAGTTAGACGAAAAAACAGGTTTACCTTCAAAAGATCCTGGTAAGCATGTTTCAATGAACACTATAAACAATAGGTTTAAAACCCAATATGATGCAATAAACACAACTGATTTAGTTAAAACTAAAGTAGATTCTCTTGGAGCTTTGTTGCGAGAAACGTTAGGAGCAAATCAGGAAGTGTATGGAGAGAAAGGTTGGGGAACAATGAAAGACAATGTAGATTTTCAAGTACAAATGAGAAATCAAACAAATTCTTTGTTAACAGATAGTAATGTAGCTGTAATAGCTGGAAGCCCAGCTCTTAAAGGAAAATATACATATAATGAAGAAGATATTGAAAATGAAAAGTCTACTGATTTAATTTTAATGAAAATTGTTAATGGTAGGCCAGTTTTAGATACAGAAGCAAAAAATATTGAAGAAGTTAAAAGGGTAGTTGGAGATCTTCTTTACGGAGAAGCAATGATACAGTTAGATGAAGAGTATTCGGCAGAAAAAGGATTTGAAATATCTACTCAATTAGCAGAAGAAAGAGTACGGGGAGATATAGATTCTAAAAAATATAGAGATCAGCTTGCGAAGGCAGAATTAAACTTAAAAGAGAAGAAGCTTGATTTAGATGAAAAAGTAGCAGCTGGAAACATGACTGCGCAAGAAAAAACAACAGAATTAAATCGCGATAGATATGAATTAGATGTGTTAAAATACGAAACCCAAGATGGTTTAGTAAATGCACAGATAGATAAAATGTATGCTGATATTGATTTAGGCAGAGACAAATTAAATCTTCAAGAGCTAACAGGTGATAGAAACTATAAAATAGCTTTAATGAATGAAACTTATAAGTCTAAATTATTAGTAGAAAAAAAGAAACTTGGTATTGTTCCTTTTACTTATAGTGATCCAAATAAAATAAGTTTTTTCGATGGAGTGGAGACTACTGGTAATAAATATGTTCAAGAAAATTTAGGAGAAAACATTATATTATCTGACGATTTTTGGACAGCAGATAAAAAAGAAGAAGTACAAAAAGTTATTGGAGGATATGTAAAAGGAATGTTAGACGCTAACGTTTATAATAAATTAGCTGAACAAGGAGGCTTTGATGTTCAATGGAATAAAGATGATAGCGGAAAACCTAAGAATGAAAATGGTCTTGTAATTACAATAGGAGGTGTTAAGTATCCTTATCCCCCGCAAGGTGCTACAGACAAAGAGATAGCTCTTGCTATGAAGGAAGACAAGAGTCTAAGCAGAGATGCTGTGGTTAAGAAATTAAATGACTCAAATGGTTATAATACCTTTACGGCAAAAGGATTTGTACCTAAAGGTTTGCAGTGGTTTGAGATGAATGTAATTGAGAGGAATGAGTATGCAGTACAAAATACTGAATCTTTTTTCAGTTGGATTACCGAATTTGTTTTAAATCCATCTACTACTGCCGCAATAGCATTACAAGAACCAGAAGAAGAAGAAGTTGGTTATATAGAGAAAATAGAAGGAGGTGAGGGTAATGATATATTTGAAGAAGTAGAAGAAGAAGAAAATTAAGACTAATGGATCAAAAAGAAAAGCTATATAATCTATATGTAAAAAAGAATCTTATTACTGATGATAAGGTAAGTTTAAAAATGTGGAATCAGATGTCTATAAGACAACAAGAAAACATTTTTAAGTTAGGATTAGAAAAAGGTTTGTTTACTGATGCTATAAAAGTAGAACAGTTTACGTCATTATGGGCAGGAGATGTAAAAAAAAAAGACGATTCCGAATTTTCTACAGATGGGGTGGAGACTACTATGGAGTCGGATACTCTTACAACTCCAGAAAGCACTTCTTCGGATACAATAGGAACCATACTTCCTGAACTCAACGAAACGGTTGAGGAAGATGTTAATGTAGATATAAATATGCAAGAGTCTGTGCCTACAGACACATTAGACGCAAATGTAAATGTTGAGCAGCCTCAAGTTATTCCGGAACAAGACGACAGTGTTTTAGGCTTCCAGGAAACTCCTCGTTTTAATCAATTTGGAACGCAACAAAATTTATCTTTAGGGGAGAAAGAAACCGCAATAGAAAGATCTTTTGGAAAAAACTTTGCAACAGATTTTCTTGGAGATTTATACAGATCGTTTGAACAAGGACAAGCGCAGGGATCCACTTTAGATGAGTCGTTAGAATTGTTTACAAAAGGTAATAACGTTACCGAAGAAGATATTCAAGATTTTATTGAGGCTCAACAATCATTACAGGGTTTAGGAGAAAGTGATGAAATGAAAGAATTTAATCGTATATACCAAGCTGAAGGCGGAGGTGTATGGGGTTTTATTAAGGGTAACGTAAAAACAAGATTTCAAACACTACCACAGCTTTTTGTTTCTTCTGTGTCCCAAATGTTAAACCCAGCTACATTAGCAGCGGCAGCAGCAGGTGGAGTAGGAGGTTCTTTTGTACCAGTTGTAGGTACAATAGGTGGAGCATTAGGAGCGGCAACTACTACATTAGAAACAGGTATAACATTTGCTGAGTTATTACAAAAAGAATTAACAGATAGGGAATTAGATTTTACAAATGAAAATGTTAGAACTATATTAGAAGACCAAGATGCTCTAAACTCAATAAGATGGAAGGCGGGAGGCAGAGGTTTAGCAATTGGTATAACTGAGGCTGTAACAGCGCGTATAGCAGGAGCTGTAGGGGCAAAAGTATTATCAAGAGGGCCAGCTACTCTTGGAAGAAACTTAAAAGGATTAGGCGCAGTAGCAGGGATAGAGGCTGTTGGTGGTTCAACAGGAGAGGTTGCTGGTAATATTGTTGCGGGACAAGAGATTGATGCTGCAAATGTTCTTTTTGAAGGTGTTGTAGGATTAACAGGAACGCCAATATCTGGTGTAAAAGCTTTTTATAAAAGACCAAGGTACTATATAAATAAGAAGAATGGTGGAGAAGATTTTTCTGAAACTACAGCTGAAGATATGCAAGACATAATAGAAAATTCTCCTGATGATGATTTTGCTAAAATGGAATTAACTATAGAAAATAGTCCAGCTTTAGAGGAAAAAGCAAGAAACAGAAAAGAAGAAATACATGAGAGGGCGGTTATAGAAGGTCAGCTAAGAAAAGCAGGTGTAGAGAATCAAGATAAAATTAATGAAATAATACCTTTACAAAAAGAATTAAATGCATTAGCTGATGATACAGGAGAGGCTTCTAAATTAAAAAGAAGTAAGATAAAAACACAAATAGCAGATATAATAAATAGAGAAGATGCCATTCAAGAGCAAAGCACAGATGAAGTGGTTGGAGAAGTTCAAGCCGCAGATATTCAAGAGGTGGAAAGCGGAGGGGACGCTTCCGTTGAACCTACCAGAGAAGAGCAGCAAAAAACCACCCCCACCAAAGAGACCAAGACAGAAGAGAAGGAAATAGTCAATAACGAAAGAGTAGATCCTGAAATGGTTGAGGAAACTCCTGCTGCTGAAGAAACTGCTGCTGCTGAAGAAACTGACGTGGCTCCAGCTCCTGAAGAAAATAGGATAACAACAAAACGTCAAAGACAGCCAGAAAGAAAAAAGATTCCAGGCAGTAAGAAATTTGAAGTAGAGGTAGATTCTGATGGTAAAGCTCAAGTGGTAACATCAAAAGACGGAAGGCCTGTAAAAGATGTAAATAAAATCAAAAGTCAAAAGGTAAGAGATTATTTACTAAAAGAAGGTATTGATGTAAATGACGGGAGAAAAACTGCTGACATACTTAAAGAAGAGGATGTTAGCGCTGCTACTGAAGAAGAATTTAATAAATCGCTTCCTAAGAGTGAAAATGTAAGAGAGATTGCGGAGGCTATTGAGCAAGAGAAAGAAGCGGCTAATGAAAGAGCTGATGAAGCTGATCAATTGTCCTTAGATGCAGAAAGTGGAGGAATAAATTTGCGTGGAGAAAAAGTAACAGAAAGACAATGGGTAGAAGTTACAGGGCAAAAAGTAAAAGACATAGACGCAGCAACAAGAAAAAATTGGCTTACAGGTTTAACCATTAAACAAGAAGACGCTTTAAAAAGGAAGGCGAAACAAGGAAAACTTACTCAAGCTGAAATGAGTAGTATGAATAAACAATCATCATTAGAAGATGCAGCAATATATGCTGAAGATAACGGGGCAACGATGGATCAGCAAGAGTTGATACGAGATTTCTATGAATACGCTCAGGACAACCCCAATGGTATACCAGGTAAGACAAAATTAAAACAACCTCGATCGCCTTTGTTAAATGAATTAGATGCCAGATTTGAAGAGTTAACCGGTCTTAAGCCTACTGATAAAAACATAAAAGCAGTAATGAGTGTTGATCCCAATAGACCGCCATTAGATGTAGTGCAGGAGGAGCTAAAAGGAAAAGATGTGGCCACATCAAAAGAACCAAAAGTTAATAAAAGAAAAAAAGTATCAGCTAAAAAGATTGTAGAGGGTACCAAAGAAAAGACAGAGGTTACAGTAGATGAAGCAGAAGCTTTAAAAGATCAAATTAAATTAGAAAGTAAAGCGGCAAAAGAAGCAGATGCAGCAGCAAAAAAGAAAGATAAAGAAAAAGTTACAAAGAAAAAAAGACAAAAAGCAAGAAAAAATATTAAAAGTAAAATAGGGGCAGCTCAATCATTAAATATTATGTTAGGCAGAATGTTGGCTGTTAACGAAAATGTGATACCTAATAGGGTAAAAAAACAATATCAAGACATAGTTAATATTTTAGCTGATAGGAAAGGCGCGTTAGACTTACCGCAAATACAAAAAATGATTAATGAGGTTGAGGCTATAAACAAAGCCTTAGATGAAGACTATTCTAAAGCTGGAGAATTATCTGAGAGATATAATTATTTTAGAAACACAACTTTTAATATAACAGACAAAACTACTTTTGAAGAAACTGTTGCGGAAATGATAAAGGAAGAAGTAATTACTCCAGAGGAAGCAAAGCTTATGGAGAAATACAAAAAAAATATTTCACCTACAGAAAAAGTTGAGAAAACAGAAGAACAGATAGCAGAAGAAAAAGATAAACTTATTGATGACCTTACTAAAGAAAATAAAAAAATTAATGTGCCAGATGATTTAAGTAGAGATCAAAAATCATTAGTATTTAAATTTAGAAAACTATTGTTAAACAAAGAAGCATTAGGTAGATTAGAAACTTATCAACTTAAACTAATAAAAGGTTTGTTAAACAATATAGACAATGGATTTGTTCCTCACTTAGTTAATAAACTTACACAACGTCTGACTGCAATAGAAGCGTCTAAAAATGTAGAGTCTTCTATTGAAAAAAACAAACCTCTTAAGTTTTCACTGATGTATGCTAAGTTTAAAGATTTATTTACAAAAAAAGGAGCTGTCTTAGAGATGATAAGACGTAACCCATTAGCATATATAGACCAGGTGTTTGGAGATTTTAACACTAAAAATCTTTACAACGCAATATTTCAGCCTACAGCAAAAGCACAATCAAAATATGCAAGCGCAATAAAAGAAATTAGAAATAAAATTAATGAAGCTCGTAACAAGGTGTTTAAGTCTTTTAATAATGATCCTAATTTAACAACTATATCAGCATATAAACAACAGTTATATATGCTGCAAAGAGAGTATGAAGCTAATCCTGGTAATCGGTATGTAAATCCAGCTATAGATGTTTTAAAAACCACTATAGCAGCTATAGATGAGCAAAAAACATCTTTAACGGTTGAGGACGCTAATGCTTTACAAGATATATTAGACACATTCTCAAATGAAGATGGAACAAGTATAGATAACACTAAATTATTTAATTCTTTTAATACAGCGGAAAAGGCAAGTATTAAAACAATGGACGAAATAAACCAAAGTCATGAGGCGGAGGCTGTGTTTACCGCTTCTACAATAAGGGGTAATTCTTTTAATCCTCTTAATGATTATGTTCATCATAATGTTTTATTTACACAAGAGGCAGATAGTGATGCATCGCAACCTGATTTTGTTAGCAGCTATAAGGCGGGATTAAAACCATCTACTAAAGGCCAGTCGTTAATAGAAAGAACAGGATCTATACAGCCCTTAAACTTTAATGTATATTCATCTACACAAAAAGGAGCGCAATATGTAATGCTGGATTATCACATGACATCTCCTCTTCAGACAGCAAGAATGACAATATCTGAAACTAAAAAAAGATTAGAAGAACAAGGAAGAATACCGCCCGAGCAAAGAGAAATGTTAAATGCTTTGGAAAAAGCTTATGAAGAGGTAAACACTAATGTCTTAACATCAGACTTTGGAGATAGTACAATAGCTGATAGAGCTGCTGATTTTATGTCAAGACAAGGATATAGAACTGTACTTGCTGGAACTGGACGTTTTGTAGCTGAACTTCTTTCTAATGTTGGTATGGCTATGTTTGTAGACCAAAAAGCATTTGCAAATGGATTACAATATCAAGACATGATATTATCAGATGTTGGAGCTATAGTTATGGATATTTTAGGTAGTACGCAAAAAGACAGGGTATATGCTGAAGGATTAGCAGGAAGGTTTGTAGATCCTAACGTAGTAAGTAGGGCAGACAATTCAGCAGGATCAAGAATTAATAGTGATATACAAAACAAAATAAAACAAATATATAGTTTTATTGATCAAAAATATATAGGTAGTGTAGAGCAGATAGCTGATTTTTTAATATCTACTCCTGACAAGGTGGTTATGAGGCCTATGTGGTTTGGAACATTTGCAAGTGAGTTTAAAAATATTACCGGAAAGGAAATAGACTTTGATAAAATTACATCTCAAGACCAGGCATACATGGAGGAAAATAAAGCTGCATTAGAGGAGGCTACAGTTAAAGCTGACGAGGTTACAACTTATATTGGGGCAGCTGACAATCCTTACATGGGTATTTTAAAAGGAACTTCTAAGCCAAACGACAGTGTAATGAAAAAAGGTTTTAACAACTTTAACAACTTTATGACTCGGTTTTTAATATTTGAATTTGTAACAGCTCGTACAGCATTAAATGCTATAACTACAGATAACAGTAGAATGTCTACCGAAAAAGGAGCAAAGATATTAGCTGGGGTAACTACGCGAATGGTTACTTATTCTTTACTGTCTTCAATGTTGGGAGCAGGACTTTTAGGATTATTCTTTGACGATGATGAAGAAGATAAAAGCTTAGACAAACAATTTGGTCAGGCTTTAGGTCAAACATTTACATCACTTCTTATAGGAAGAGACTTTGGTAATGCGGTAAAAGCTATTTTAAATATAGGAGTAGAAAAATTTAATGAATCACATTTAGAATTTTTAAGAGACGGAGAATACGATCCTTATAAAGACTCATTACAATACTCTGTATTGCCTAAAAAACAACAAGGACAAGCAACTTCTTTAGGAGATTTATTATTAAGATTTGGTGGATCATTTGGCCCTGCATTATCTACAGCTGATTTAGTAGTTAGAAAAGCTACTGAACCAAAGCGTAAAACAGCAGTCTCAAGAGAAAGGCAATTAAATGAACAAATAATTCGTATGCCCTTAGAGATTGCAGGTAATTTAGGATTGATACCTATATATAAAGATGTTAGAAAAGTAGCTGTACAAGAAATTTATAAAGATTTAAGAAAGGCAAAGAAATTAAAGGGTAAGAGTAGAAGCCCGGAAGAGTTGTTAAAACTTAAAAAAACTAATAGAAATTTGTATAATCAAATTATACAAAAATCTAAAAAAGGAAAATTATCATCCAAAGCAAAAGTTTACAATGATTTTATAAGAAACAGAAACCTATGGAGACAGAAAAACCCTGGTAAACCAGATCCAAAAAGAGTTAATTAATGGAGGGGTTCAATGAAGAAATATGTATGGAGCAAACCTATTCTTTATTAACAGGCAGGGAAACTTATGAAGAATTATTATCTAATGGAAAAAATGTTTATGTTTTATTTGATCCAGAAAAATCTATAAAAGATATAGATGCAAGTGTATACGATGCTTTATTAGATTATTTTATTAATACAGAAGAATATGAAAAGTGTAATGATGTTTTAGCGGCAAAACAATTAGCTAAACTTATATGACAATATCTTCTATATTGACAATATGATCTTCAGCAGCTCTATTTCTATTGTATTGATTTACAGCTTCTTTATTAAAATTCATTTTGTAATTTTTTCTTTCAGCTTCTAATTTATAATAAGACATAGCGTTCATTCCAACAACGTGAGCATCAGTAGGGAAAAAATATTTCCACCCTTTTGACCTTCCTCTATTAATATAATAACCAAAAGCTACAGCTAATTTACCTGTGTTCTTTTTAAAATTAATTATAGCAGAATCATCTGAGGTAGGAATAATTTCATCAACACTAAAAGTTTCGTTGTTTACATTTCCACTTCTTGTTTTGTTAGAAAATCTGTCTGCGATTGTATTACAGAATACTTGTAATTCTTTTGCTCTTTCTTTATTCATACTTAATAGAATAAATTTTAACTCCGTCTTTGTTTTTCAGCAATATCTTTTCTTTAATCTTAACTTCTTTCTTTTTATCAGATGCCCCGTACAAAGGGTTTTTTGAATTTAATTTACGTTTTTTCATATTTTGATTGTATTATATTTCATCGCTTAATGATTGAATTAAATCAGCCAGAACTTTAATTAACTCTTGAGCCTTTTTTTTAGCACTTTCATGTTCCCTATCCATTAAGTCTTCATAAAGATTATCACCAAAACTATGTATATTGTTAGAAATATACTTAATATGATTAATAGTTGATTGGTCTTCTGGTGCAATTCGTGGCATTTACATTTGGTTTTATCAAATATAAAAAAATAAACGACTTATTCTAATTTTTTAGAATTTTTTATATAACAATTTAAATTAATTAATTCTAAGTATTCATCCATAGTAATTAAAGTAACGTCTGTTAAGAGGGTGGGTTCTGTTTTAGTGTTAATTATTTCTAAAGCAAAAGTAATAGGATCGCCAATAGTGTCAACAACTACACCTCCTACAATATGAGATCTTAGTTCGTTACTTGGCATATGTGGAAGATTTTTTTTAATATATTTCCCAATTTTTAATGCAGTATATAAATCTAATTCTTGTAAACTTTCAACAAAAAAATCGTCAAAATCAAAATCAACCTCTGTATACTTCTGTCCTAACCCCATGTTCTTTTAATTGTTTTAATCTAAATTCTTGTAGCCTTGATAGCTTACCGTCTGGCTTTTTTATTTCTGAAAACAAAACATTAGAATTTGGAGGGATAGCTAATAAATCTGGTATACCATTCTTATTAGTTATAGTTAGTTTAATTACATAATACCCTTCGGATTCTAATTGACAAATCCTTTTTTCCTGAATTTGTTGCTCAGTCATGTTACAAATCTAACAAATCTCTTTTAAAATGAGTAAGGGTATAATCTTTCTTTTTAACAACGGATTTGTATATTTCACTTTCAATTCCATCATTACTAAATATCCAATATATTTTATTTTTTGATCTATTCTTTGTAGTCATTCTGTCTCTACTTTGCCAATAAGATGTGGCGCTAAAATCTATGTTGTAGTAAACTAATGCTGACGCTTCTTTTAAGCTGATACCTTCTCTTCCGCTAACAATTTGTAAAGCAATACTTTTTTCTGTTGCATTAAACTCTTCTAAATCGTTTGTAATCATGTCTTTATAAACGCTTTTTATAGCATTATATTCTTCTTTAAATTTATAAAATATACCAATTTTTTTACCTTTAAAGAATTTCTTAATATATTTAGCCTTTGTAGTATCAACAACCATAGACTTTCCGCTCTCAAACTTTACAGTTCCAGAGCATAACTGATGTACTTTTGACATCAACTTTACACCTGTGTCAGCAAGAACAATTTCTCCCTTACCCTCTATTACCCTGTCTTTTTTAATTTTCTTTATCAATGATAAACAAACAGAACTTAAATTAACATATAAAATTTTTTCCTCAATAGTAGTTTTAAACCCTGCCATTTTTTGAGAATAATTTATTTTGTAGGGACTCATTTCGTCTATAATACTTTTTAATCCTTTAGTGTAATCATTAATATAAATACTATTTATAAATTTTTGTTTTACTTTAATATGTACTTTACTAAAAGCATAAAAGTTTTTAAACTTATTAAAAGGATTGTTTGGTATCCCATAAACCTGGTGATACATTTGACTATATGATTCGGGTGTTGGAGTACCGCTTAATAATATAACAAAAGAATTTGATCGGTTTATAATTTCTCTTACCTGTTTTGCTCTTTTATTAGGTTTTGGAAATGCTCCTAAAGAATGTGATTCATCACAAATAACTACATCCCAATCAGTTTGTTTTACCTTATGTAATGATTCGTAATTTATTACTTCTAAAAAATAATCCGGATCATACTTATTGTAATCATCAACAATACTACTTATGGCTTTTTTCTTTGTAATAAATAAAACAGAATTAACTTTTAAATTATTACATATTCCTAAACTCGTTAATGTCTTACCTGTTCTAACTTCCATAGCCAGGTAAAGAAACCCATGGTCTTTTATTACTTTAGTTCCTTTATCAATAATTTGTTGTTGATACTCTCTAAACTTCATACTTTTCTGGAAATAATATCCATCTCCCTCCTAAATCTCTACCTTCTTCTGAATTGGTATTATATTTATACAAGCCATAGCTGTGTAACCATTTCTGAAATCTTGTACGCGAAATAGTAAATTTTGATTTGGGAGCAAAATCTGGATTCTCTTCTATAAAATCGTTATACAATTCAGTTTTATAAACTCTATTGTTAGGTCTTAATTTAATGTTTTCATTAGAATCATTTAGCAATCCGCACCATTCAACAAACTCATGACAAGTTTCAGCTGAAAGTTTTCTTATTCTTAAATTTACAAATTCACTTTTAACTAATCCTGTATGCAAGTACATTTGCAAACAATTAATCATGTAGTTATCAAACTGACACCATTCTTCTTCATCCCAATCTCCAAACATAAGTTTTCCAAACTCTACTAATGGTGTAAATTCTTTAGTGTAATGCTGCGACAATTCTAATTCCCATTTTCTTCTTTCAAAACTTGTACCTTTACCTTTAATTGCATAGTTAGTTGTTATAGCTATTTTAGGAGATTTACTAAATGGTATCATAATTGCATCACGATTTTTCTTCTCAAGGGTTAATCCTTCCGTAACTACACTAAATAGCCTTTCAAAATCAAAGGCTCTTTTAACATCATCAAAACAAAGTATTTGTGTATCTGCTGATACAAGCTGATAAGCAAATGACCTTTCAAATGTAAAAGACTTTCCATCAATGACTACCAATTTTTTCATCTTTGCCAAACCATTCATAAACAAACCTTTACCTGTGCCTCCTTCTGGGTTGTCAGATATAACTTCGTCATTTAAAATAGTAGCTGGACAATAAGATAAATTTTTATAACCATGCATTAAAAATCCTATTGTAGATTCCATAGAAGAAATTCTACTATCATTTTCTCCGCATATATTATGTATAAACCTTTTGTAATCACATTCTTTTACGCTACATAGTGTAAAATCTCTATCTATTACATGATCCTTCCATACATATCCCCCTAAATCTAAATAATCAATAAGATTTATTTCTTTATGTGTAATTTTAACAGCACAATTCATGAAATATAAGTAAGCTGTATCTTTAGTGTCTTCAATAAAAAACACATCTATTGATGATAGTAAAGTTAAAAACTCTTCTCTAAAATATCTGGTATGTTCTGCGAAATAATTATAAACACTAATATCATCTATCTCTAATAAGTATTCTAAAACAAAATCTTTTATTTCTTTTTCAGATGTATGGTCTATTAAATTATTTATTACCCTAACAAATACATAACTCTTACTTCCTTCTGGGTTAAACTTATAAAAACCGCTATCTTCTAAAAAAGTTTTAAAATAAATATGTATAATTTTTATAACTCCTTTTTCGCTTTTTGTCCAAAATTTGTTTTCAGTTTGTTCTTCTTCTATTCTTGTAATAACCTTGTCAATATTTTCCTCATTAATTTTGTCATTTTTTATATGACATTTAATTTCATTTTTATCTACTCCTTTTCGTAGCTGACTTTTTATTAAATTTACCTTTTCTTCATCCTCATAATATTTTGAACCAAAGTTATGTGTGTTGGCATAGGCAGAATTAATTGTTCTTAAAATTTCATTTCTATTAAAATCTTTTGAATCAAAATTGCTCATTACATATTCAGCTAAAGTTTTAGGAACTCCAAAATCATTAAAAGCAGCAGCAAGAATATATACATTATTATTTCTTTCTCCGTTTCTTAATCCATATTTTTTCTCCCACCATTTAGTAAGTATTTCTACAATTTTATTTTCATCTGTAAGAGGTATTGTTGGTTTGTCTTTGTGTACAATTTTTTCAACATATTCTTGCTCATTAATTTTATCCCATATAATAGAACTTTTTGCTATATAGATTAATGGGTCGTAAGATTCATAGCAAACTCTTGAAACATTTTTTGATGTCGTATCAAAATATTCTGAGTTTAAATACTTATTTAATGATGAAAAATAATTTTTATGATTACCAATATCTTCTGGTATTTTCACTAAAGCCTTTAAACCTTTACCGCTGGGAGAGATAAACACAGAATAAATATATTTGTTTTTAGCAAGTTTTTCTTTTTCCTGTAACAAATCTTTACTTGTTTTATACCCATCAAAATCTAAACATATTAAACCGCTATGTTCCATTAAAGAATTATCATTTCTTTTGTTAAATTTTCCGCTAAAACAAATTGCTGGTAATCTTTTTTTTAATTCATTCCTAACTTCTTTATCTTTTGTTTTTCTTATTTCTTTTACTAATTCTTTGGATGATCCTTCTTCTATTCTCTTTAGAACTAATTTAACATCTCTGTAGAATGGTTGAGATGTATCTTTTATGTCTTTAAATATTGTTACTTGCATTATATTGAATTAAAAAGGGGGTGAATATAAAAATTTAATTAAAAACTGGAAGCTCTTATACTCCCGTTTAATGTTAAGTGGCAAAACGCCGTTCGTCCACCCCCTTGTATTGTTTTGCCTAAAAAGGTAAATCTGGACTATCTGTTGCAGCTTCCTTTTTAGCCTCTGGCTTCCAAGTGTCTACTGCTACATAATGAGTTTTACCATATTGATCGGCTTCTCTTTTTTGTTGTACGATAAGTTTTATATATTTCTTACCATTATAATCAAAAAGATGTTCTTGAGGTAAATCAGATAAGCAAACTGAACAAGCAATTTGATTACCTTCAAACTTAGAAACACCAGAACCTACATATATTTTTTCTTCCATTTTAATGTATTTTAATTTCTTGTTCCAAAATTTCAAAAATGTCTGCCAATAACTTGTGTTTTTGACGAGCATCCTCACAAGTAGTTGGAACTTCTACTGTGAATACATCTTTCTTCCATAAGAAAAAAGATATAATATTTTTAAAGAATTTCATGATGAACATATGTATTAATTTCTTCTTTAGCTGTTTTGCTAAAAAATTTATTATATATATACACTGCCTGTTCTACTTTTGCCTTACCTCTTTCTAAAAACTCTGGAGATGTAGTAAAAACTGCTAACTGCAAAGTTGATTTATCTATGACATAAAACTCTAAAGGTTTGTCAAATAGTTTTTGATAAATATATGCCTGGCTATCATAGTTATATCTGTATGCACTTTGTCTGAATTTGTTTAAATCAGATGTAGTTTTTAAATCTATTATCTTGTCTGTACATATTATATCAGCCTTTCCTTTCCACCATTCATTGTTAATAATTTTAACATTTGGCACCTCATATTGATTAGATGTTTCATAAATCTCAACAAACATATCCATATTGGCTTTCATTGAATTTATAACTTTATCTAAGTGTTCCTTTTCTTTCAGCAGAAGCATCATCTCTCCTGTTTCTTCAGCTAATTCTTTATAAGCCTTAGTGTTTCTACTTGCTACATCTACTATTTGAAAAGATGAAAGTTTTTCTGGTTCCAGCATAGCAACATGAAAATACCTTCCTTCAAGCATAGCTTTTGTTTGCTCTTTGGACTGCCTAAAACTTTTAGGATCGTTTAATAAAGTGTAAATATCTGAATTAGATAGCCATTGTTTTCCATATTCTCCGTAGTACAAGCTATCATCTTGTAGTTTAGTTAATATCTCCTCCATTATAAATGTTTTGAGATTTCTTTCTTAACTACCGCTTTTAACTTATATTTTGTTTCTAATTGAGCAACAATTTTAGGAAGACCTAATTTTTTATTAGCTGAAACATAACTTAAAACTTTATCCCAATTTGTATCTCCTATGTCAAGTGTAACATGAATAGGTGTATCTTGCTTTGGCTTATTAGCTATATCAATTAAATCTTCTCCTTTAAATATTGATATACCCAGCCCATGCATAGCAATTGCCTTCGCTGTAGACCTTTGTATGGCTGTGTTTACATCCATTGAGGTAATCTTCTCCAGAGCAATTGAATTGTTCCTGTAATCCATTACAGGCAGATAATCAATGTGTTCTATTTCGTTTACCGTTATGCCTACTTTTACTGAAGCTGTTTTACCATCTGTAAAAAAATTTAGACCTGTGATTTCGCTTTCATACACCTTTCTGTTAGAATTAGGATAAGTTTCTTTAAGTAAAGACCAGGCATTAGCCCAAGACAAGTAATTAAATTTACCTTTTTTTTCTGCCATTCCTTTAACGTTGATGGCTGACAACTTTTTAAAATAATTTTCCATTTTTGTTATTTAGTTTAGTTAGTTTTTGTGTAAAGAAAGAATACTTATTCATAACAAATTCCCTTTTTGTTTTTAAATTCTTAATAAATTTATCATTCTTTCTACTATTTACTTCTTCTTTCATTTTTTGCTCTATGATTTGTAACTTTCTTTTATTGTTATTTATACCCATAAGCAAACATCCCACCTTCCATCCATTCTTGTAAAACAATTTATATTCGTTTTCTGTTAACTCTTGAAAGTAATCTCCATTTTTAGAGCAATTCAATATTTCTGTTTTACTTGAAAATTTTTGTAATTTAAATCCATTATCTATTAAAATTTCTCCATATTTTTTAACTATATGTATGGGAGATGTTTCTAATACTTGATTGTACAGATCTTTAAAATTATACATTTAGCTATGTAATTTACATTTATGTGATATTGTGTCTACTACATATTTGTAATCTGGATCGTTATCTACATAGTTTTTAGCTTTATTGTATCCATGCATTATTGTAGAATGGTCTACCGGTAAACCATTTTCTTCCATAAATCTTTTTATGTAAGATAGTCTTATTGGTCTTTCTCTTGCTAAAAAATATAACATTTGTCTTGCTTCAACTATTTCTCTTTTTCTGGTCTTAGAAAACATCTCTCCTAAAGTTAAATGGAATTTTTCTGCAATTGCATCAGCATAGGCATCAAATATATCTTTTTTCATATTTATTTTTTATTAAATTTATTTTGTAAATCGTTAATTCTTTCTAATGTCTTGACAGCTTTGTCATAACTCATTCCTTCATTCATTAAATTGTCTATTGTTAATTGCTTTATCTCTAATTGCAAGTGATGAATAGCTTTTTCAATGTCTTCTATATGTTTTGCCATATCAGACATTCCTTCTTCTTTTTTCTTTCCGCACCTCATAAGGTATGTAAGAGCATTTCCTACATTAAATGTAGCAGAGAAGCCATACACAACTTCACTGGCATGATAATTGTTTTTAGCAATATAGTAATCTGGCGTTGGTCTTATTGGTTTCATTTGTTAGTATTTATATTTTGACATATCATTACAAATAGATAGTCTTATTTTTTTATCAAAAAAGTAATTCGTGCTGCATAACACAAATTTATTATTTAATTCTTGTTTTCCACTATATTTAAAGAAATTATTAAAGTCTATTGTATTTTTTCTGTTCTTAATATTTTCTTCTTTAGTTTTCTTTTTTTCTTTTAAAGTGTTTACTAAATACTTGGATAAATCATTCATAATAATATTTTATTAAATTAAAGGAGGTGAATAATAGTATTAATTGTTGGTGGCAAATGCCTTTATACTCACCCCCTTTTATTATAACTTGAATAAAGTTATTTTTGAAATGAAGCTAAAATTATAGATTTTAAAATATCTTGATTTAACTTTTGAAGCCATTGAACATACTTCTTGTTAGGATATTTTTTTAACTTCTCTTTTAAGATTAATTCTTGAATTTCTTTCATCTACCCATATCTCTTCGTTCATCATCTTCAAGTTCTGATTGTTCATCTTTGATCAAATCATCATAATCATAGTCATTCTGTGTTTCACAATAGTTTCCACAGGCTATGCAGACAATTAAGTAGTCCCCATACTCATTCTCTATGTCTTCCCATTCATCTCCACAGCATTTACTAACTAATCTTACCCCCATATAATTTTATATCTTTCTTGGTGTTCTGATTTTTTATCAATTGTTTCTTCTTTCTTATCCTGTTTGTTTTCTTTCTTCTTTTTCTTTACCTCTGAAGCAATATGCTCACACCATGCAGAGTAAGATAATTCTCTAAACTTTTTTTCCATTTTTTCCATTTTTATTATTTTATTTTAACTTTTTTTAATTTGTCTTGATAATCTCTGGAGAGCATATTTTGTGTTTTCCTGTTAAACAATTCATGGTATCTACTCAACATTAATTCACTTTGTAATCCATCAAAATCAAAAAATTTAGTATTACCAAATATTTCTTTTTTTAAAAGTATTAATTCTCTCTCCTCGTTTTTAGATAGTTTAGTCATAAGTATTATATTTAAGTGATAAAAATAATGAATAAATATTAAATAAAGAAATTATTAATAAATTATTTGTGAAATATTCAAATCTGAACCATAACCCTCATTTTTTTGATCTAAGGAGTCTATGATCAATTCTCCTGTTGAAAAATCAAAAGTATTATAATCTAAATACTCATCTTCAATAAAAAATTGATGTCTTGAAAAAGATAATTCACTTGGAACTAAAAAGTCTGTCCACTCTAAACGAACAGCTTTATTATCAGCGAGTTGATTCCAGACGTTTATTATTGTGTTAATGTTAAATAACAATTTATCATAAATTTTTTCTGTTATTACATAACACATCAATCCGGTATATTTATTCTCTGTTACTATTGCAAAGTCTTCTCCCTCATTTACCTCAAAGAATTGAAATGATTTTTCCTCTTCATTGTTATAAAAATATATTTTGTCTGTTGTCTGGTAATAAAAATATTCATAAAACAAATGAGTAATTCTTTCATCTAAATCATCATAGTAAGATTTAAAATCATCATAAGACAATTCTAAGTTTAATTTTTTATCTATTGATTGTAAATACTCTTCTTTACAAGTTTGAATTGATTCATGTTCTACAAATTTATGTTTTACAAATTGTTTTGTAGAATTAGATGCTACAACTAAAATTTTTTTCATCTTTTTTATTTTTTCTCTAAATTAATATTTTATTTTTAATTTATCTGTTAATGTGCTGATTTCATGATACATATCAAAACCAATCGCTTCTTGATGCTCATTATACTCATCATACCTGTCAAATACTATTCCATCATCTTCATATTTCACCTGTATATAATCTCCATTTGGTAATGAAATACACCGGTAACCATTGTGATCGTTTTTTCCCATTAAGGGAGTTTTTTCCTTTAACACAACTAATTTTGAATACAGGTCTTGTATTAAAATTGGTGTTATTTCTTCTTCTGTAAATGTATCTTCTAACATCATTGTTAGATATTTTATTTCGTATATATTTAATTCTATTTTCATTTTATTTATTTTTATTATATTATTTCATGTGCTTTGTCAAAGCATTTGTTTCTATCTAAATCATTCCAATATAAATTTTCCTCATCATTTTCATCATACAGCCCGTTATCCTCTCCTATTTGTATTGCTAATTCAATTATATCTTCATAATCTACCTCTCCATCTATATTAATTATTCCTTTTAGATTTGTTATTTTTCCTTTCATTTTGATGTGTTTAGCAATAACCTTTGCATATTCAGATATTATTAATTCCATTCTTTCTCTCCTATATCGTTCACAATCTCATGCCTATCAATTAACTTTTCTAACTGATTTTCAGTCAAAGTACGATATTCATCATCATTGTCATTAATGAGG